CTTCCTGAAACAGAGAATGGCATGCGGCAAGCTCGACCACGAGCCGAAGCTCAACGGTCGCACCTGGCGCCAGTTCCCGTAGGTGCGCTAATGCCCCGCTGGTTTTTGAATCTCCCAGCTTTCCGCACCGTGGCCGACGTCGACGCATACTGCGCTCGCCTAGGCGTGGTGAACGCCGCGGGCTACTGGGCAAGCGACGGGGTGCGGGTCTGCGTGGAACTCAGCGAGGTGGCGATGGCTGAACTCGCAGAACAGGCAGCGAACATCGAACGCCGGGCGGCCGAATTGGAAACGACGGCCGAAAGGATGCGACCATGACCTTCCCGCGCACGACCGACATGGAGGCCAACGCGCTTCGCCTGCACTACCTGCTGACGCCGAACGCGCGCCGCTTGCCCTGGTGGATGTACGGCCGCGAGTGGCAGGAGCGGGCGATTCGGCGATGGGGGCAGTTTCAAGTGTGCGTAGAGAAAGCAAACGAGGTGACACGATGACCGACACCCGAACAGGCATCCAACGAATCATCGACGAGCGTTCCCGGCAGATTGCCGAGGAAGGCTGGACGCCCGAGCACGACGACGAGCACACCGATGGGGAGTTGGCGCTCGTCGGGGCGCTGTACGCGACTCCCACAGTGCTCTGGGAGCGAGAAATGTCTACCAGGTGCTGTGTGAGGTTCTGCGACCCATGGCCAGCAACCTGGGATAGCGAATGGGACAAGCGCCTGGAGAAACGCAATCCGCGCAACACGACCAAGGCGCGCATCCGAGAGCTGGAAAAGGCCGGCGCGCTCATCGCGGCGGAAATCGACCGGCTGCTGCGAAAGGTTGGAAGATGACCGACTGTGATGCTTGCCGAGAAGCGGAGGCGCAATGGTGCGCGAAGTGTGGACGCATACGTATCCCCCGGTATTCCGCGCAGACTATGCCGGCCGCGCCCCTGCGCGCTCTGCCCAAGGTGGGCGAGCCGGTGGACATCGTGTTCCTCGGTGGATTCACCGAGCGGCACACTGTCGCCATTCGAGATGACTCGCCAGTAGGGTTTGGCGTAGCAGCGCTGAAGTTTAGGATTTCTCGTTGGTACCCGCACGAAGAGAACAAGATCCCCGGCTGGCGTCGCGTGACCGAACGGACGCCCGCGCACGACCAGGCGCCCTACTTCGGCGGCGGGGAGTTTGTCGAGAACGCGTGCCCAACCGCCGGCTGCGTCGGTCACGATGTGCGCGGGGGCAACTGTTTCGCCACACTGACGCCACCGACGTCCGCGAAGCCCGAGCCGAGCGAGCGGGAACGGGGCGCGCTGGAATTGCGAAACATCTTTCGAACACATCCACCATTTGCGCTAGAGCCCAGGGATTCACTCGACGGTGACGATGGCAATGACTGGCTCGCCGTCTACGACCGCGCTGCCGCCATGTTCAAGGCGAAGGCCGACGAGCGGGTCCAGCGGGCATATGACGAAACCAGTGCGGCCTGCGACGAGATGGATCGGTTCAGGAAGGAGCGCGACGTCGCCCGCGCCGAAGTTGAACGGCTCACGAAAGAGCGCGATTGGCAGACTCAGGAAATCACGGCACTCAACCACTGCCTACAGGTCACCAGGGCGCGCATCGACGAGCTGAAGGCCAACGCAGCCGAACAGGCGGCCGACATGGTCCGCATGGTCGAGGACTACGAGAAGCGCGAGAAAGAGCTGGTCGAGGCGTTGAAGAAATCTTGTAGCCGGGAACCGGGCGCATGAGCAAGCACACCCGCATTAAGCACCAAATCGAGCAGCATCCACTGGGCGCAACGGCTGCAACTGCGCTCGTGGTGGAAGAGGCGCTACGAGCTGCACGCTCACCGCACCACGCAATGCCGCTCGCCATCGCGCTGCAGTTCTATCCAGGCGACCAAGGAGCCGCGCTAAGGCTGGCGCGCTTCCTCGCCGATCTAGAGCCGGAACGGCGCGACGATGTCCTGCTGATTTTCGCCGCTCGCTTTGACGTCGAGATGGGGCGAGGGAACGTCGAGCTGTGGGATGCACTTGCATATTGCAGCAACAAGTTCCCGGTTGCTCCGCTCCGCAGCGCGCGGCGGGTGACGGGATATCCTGACGGATGCTTCGGGCTTTGGGCAGGCATCGCCCAGGCCTGCTACGAGAGATATTGCACGCGCTGGCCGTATCACAGCGTATTCTTCATCGAGCCCGACGGTGTGCCTCTGCGTTGGGATTGGATCGACACGCTCAAGCAAGCGCATGCGATGAATCTCGCACAAGGCAAGCGCATCACAGGGGCAAGAATGGGAGCACACTGGCAACACACGAATGGCGTGCTGGTGATGCACCTGTCGTGCTGGGCGGATCATCCGAGTCTGCACACGTGCGCACCGGGGCAAGCGTGGGACCTATTCCATAGCCAGGTACTCCTGAGCGAGCTGGGAGACGTCCAGGGTATTTCCAGTCTCTACGGCGCCCAGTCCATCGGTGAGAGCGTGTTTCGTACACTTGGGAACGAGTATCACCACGCGTGGCTCGCGAACACGAAAGATGATAGCGCGTGGGGATGCGCCCAGACGTTGCTACCGCAGACGGCGCAGCGGCGTGCGAGGAAGCGCGCAGGGTCAGAACGAAGCGAGGAATGACATGAAACTTGTGACAGACCTTTTCCTAATAACGTACCCGAAAGACTACGACTGGATCCCGTACCTATTTCGTTCTATCGCTCGCAACGTCAGCGGGTACGACCGCCTCATCGTGGTAGTAGAGGAGGGCGAGCCATCGCCCTTGGATATTCTACGCGCGCATGGTCCTAGGAATTGGACGGTGGAACGGAGCCGCCGATACACAGGGACAGATGTTGTCCCATACATCGGACAGTCCATCGAGAAGCTGCGGGCGTGGGAGTACACGAGCGCCGACCGCGTGGTGATTGTCGATAGCGATTGCGTGTTCGCGCGGCCTGTCGATCTAGCGACCGACCCCGACGCAGGCGTCGCCAGGCCGGTCCTGCTATGGCGTCCGTGGGAGGAAGCGGGAGACGCAAACTGCTGGCACGATACGACGGCCACGCTTCTAGGATTCGAGCCGCCATATGAGACGATGTGTCGGCATCCGTTCTGTTTTCCAACGTGGATGCTGCACCAACTGTGGGAGCACATGGGAGGAGAGGAAGTCCTGCGCGCGAGCGAGCGAGTGAGCGACTTCAATCTCATGGGTAACTTTGCGCTGGCGAAACACCCCGAAAAGTTTCGCGCGATTCGGTGGGACGGTCCCGTGGACAACCATGCACCCGATGGCAAGGAGCTGGGACCGGACGTCCCTCGCGCGTGGGTGCATCAGTTCTGGTCGCACCACCGGGCGGCACATCCCGACGTTCGAGTGGAGCTGGAGAAACTGGGGATGCTGTGAGCACCCGCATCGCCTGCAAGCTGGAAGCGCCCGACGGGCTCGTCGTCCGCTACATGGAACCATGGAGCGACAAGGTCGGCGTCGGGGTGTGGCTGATACTGCCGAGCCCAGAAGAGGCGAAGGAGTTCGCGAAGCGGCTGAAGCCGGGCCGCGACCTAGTGCTGGAGATTCCGGACGACAAGGAGACAACATGAAGCGCAATCCGAAAGCACCCGAGCGCGTGCAGTCGGTACGGGTGCAAATCCACGGGGTTCAGTTTCGAGGCGTGCGATACCGCGGCGTTCGGTTCAGGTACGTGATGAGACGGATCGCATGAAGGAGATCCGGAGCGCCCGCGCGTGACGACCGGATCGCATAGTTTTTCCACGCTGTCAATACGCAACGCGAACACAGCGCACCGAAAGATGAAACGCCGCGCGTTGGAGTTCATTACGTGGGCGATGAACACTTGACAAGGGATGGCGATGCGCCTTACGCTTAATGGCATCGCGGGCGCGCGCGTGAAAGCAACATGCCGGCACTGACCAAGACCTGGGACATTCGCGAGATCATCGAAGCCGGGCTGAATGCGCTCGGCGAGACGATGAATATGTTGAAGATGACCCCACTGTGCGACCGCATGGACGCTGTGTATCTCAAGGGCCTCACGGCCTGCACGCGCGCCGCGGTGGAAATCGCCAAGGACCAGCGCGACGCCGCAGCGTTCTTCTCGAAGATGGAGTTGCACGAGGAGGACTTGGTTCGCTTGCTGTCGGAGCACTTGGCGAAGATGCCGGCCGCGCAACTGGAGCACCTCGTTTCCGAGGCGATGGGCAAGCGCACGCCGCCGAAGAAGCGCGCGTGAGCAAGTTGCGCAAACGAGCCAAGCGCGACCGCAAGCGGCGAGCGAACAACCGACGCCCGAGCATGGGCGAGCCATTCACCGAGGCGTGGTATTGGAGCGTGTTCCGCGCCGGGCTTGAGCCACTGGCACGGCATATCAAGCGTGAGATGGGGCGCCCGTGAGCGACTTCCTCGTCCGCCCCATCGTGCCCGATGACGTGGCGTTCGTGCTGGCGTCCTGGCTTGACGGCTATTGGCCCGACTGCCCGTGCTCGCTCGTGATGCCGAAGTCGCAATGGTGGCCGCGCTGGCACTGCGTGGTGGAGAACATCCTGGCCGACGAGCGGACCAGGACCGTCGTGGCGTGCAACCCAGACGACCAAACGCAACTCTACGGATTCGCGTGCGCCATGCCGCCAGATGTCCTACATTGGTGCTATGTCAAGCAGGCGTTTCGGGGGAATGGAATCGCGACAGCACTGTGGCCGGCTGTCGGGGTGATCCCGCCGTCGATGGGGCCCGTCAGGTCGAGCCACTGGAGCCACGCGGTTATGCGGTGGCCCGTCAGATATGACCCGCGAATCATCAAGGAGTACCAGCCATGATCCAGTGTAGATCCGTCCGCTTCGGCACGCTCGTCGAGATCGATCCAAGGAGTCCGCAGCGCGAACTCAAAGGGCCTGGCATCTCTTACGACGAAGTGACGGGGCACGTGCGTTACCAGTGCTTCGTCGTGGTGCCGCCACCGGGGACGGTGATTCTTCTCTGCAGTCCCCCAAGTGTTCCATCGTTAGAGCCAAATGAACGCGCGGGGCTACCGAGAGACATCGCAACCCGCATGCAAATGGAACAAAACGAAAGAGCGCCTAGTCATGAACCCCAGCGAAGCCCAGCTAGCGATAGCCCTCCGCCGGCTCGCCCAATCAAGCCGCGCCGCTGAGTTCAGCGCGGACGATGGCTGCTTCGCCGAGCAGCTAGCCTGGGTTCGTGATCGTTCGCCCTTCGCGGCGGCCTGCACCACGAGGCGCGCGGGGAAGACGGTTGGCAATGAATGGCTGCTTCTTGAGACGGCACTGGCCGCACCGTCGGTGACCTGCATGTACATCGCGCAGACCCGCGGTGTGGCAGAAGAACTGATGTGGCGGCGTCTCAAGCGGCGCAACGAAGAGCACAGCCTCGGTGGCAAGACGAACGACACGCACCTAACGATTGAGTTTCCGAACGCGAGCCGCATCAGGCTTGGTGGTGCCAAGGATAGGCGAGAGGCTGACAAGTTGCGCGGTCCCGAGAAGATCGCACTGGCCATCATCGACGAGGCGCAGAACTTCCGCAGCTCAGTGCTGAGCTATCTCATCGACGACATTCTGGAGCCGTCGATGCTCGACGTGGACGGGAAGCTGCGGCTGAGCGGCACACCTGGCGCGCTTGCCGCTGGCTACTTCTACGACGTTTGCCACAGTCCACACTTCAAGCCGCACTTCTGGACGCTCCATCAGAACAAGTTCCTGGGCGTCGACCCCGCGGTCTTTCTCAAGCGCATTCGCGACCGTCGCAACATCTCCGAGGCGGACCCCACGTATCAGCGCGAATACCTCGGCCGCTGGGTGCGCGACGAGAACGTGCTGGTGTTCCGCTACGGCCCATCGGCCGAGTATGAGACGATACCAACTGGCGGCGGCACTTGGCAGTATTGCATCGGCGTCGACCTTGGATTCGAGGACCGAGACGCAATCGCCGTGGGAGGGTGGCGCACGGGAGAGCGGACGGTCTATCTCATCGAAGAACGGCAGGCTCCCAAGCAGACGATCACGCAGTTGGCGGCACAGGTGCAGCCACTGGTCGACCAATACAAGCCGCGCAAATCGGTGTGGGACTTCGGCGGGCTGGGCAAGAAGATTGCCGAGGAGGTGCGGAGTCGGTGGACCATGCCCGTCGAGGCCGCGGACAAGACACGCAAGCTGGAGCACATCGAGCTACTGAACGGCGCCATGCTGGCCGGTGCATTCAAGGCACGCAAGGGCGGCCCATTCGCCGAGGACTGTGGGCTGGTTCAGTGGGACCAGGATGCGCGCGCCAAGGGCGTTCGCAAGGTCGCCGACGACTACCACAGCGACATCACCGACGCCGTGCTGTACATGTTCCGCGCGTGCCGGGCTTTCATGGAGCACGAACAGGGCGAGCACCCTCCTGGCTACGTCGAGCCGAGCGAGCACCTCAAGGCCGTGATGGCAGAGCAACGGCGCATGAAGGGGCGCGATCCACTGGGGATTGCGCTAGGCTTTGAGGATTAGTCAACAATTCCACATCGTTGGATGTATGGTAACATACGTTGCACTATTTAGGTTGTCATCGCCATACGTTTCGTGTTACCCCTAGCGTATGCGCGTGGGCCAGCTCCGCTCTCTCCTGCAAACGTTGCGGGCTGCTGGCGTTACGGAGTTCTCGGCGCCCGACGGTAAGGGGACGCTGACGCTCAAGCTGGCCGGCGGCTTCGCTGAACCGCTGCCCGCAGCAAAGAGCAAACCCAGGGCCGAGCCTGTGCTGACCGCGGAAGACCAACTGGCGAAGCATCTGGCGACGCCGTCGGCGCAAGCTACGCTGAAGGCGCTCGGGGTGCCAGCGGATCTCATGGCAGAGGAGCTGCGTGGCCTCGCGTAAACCACGGCGTCGTTCGCTACGCGTCATTGATGGGCGCCTTGTGCCTGTTGTGAAGACGCGGAAGTCTCCCGTCCCCATGACGGCAGAGGAAGAACGCGAGTTTTGGCAATGGTTTGCGCCCATTCTCCACGCCTCGGAGATTCATGGCGCGTAAGCTGAAGGTTCCTGGCCGCAAGACGATGCGGCTGCCGTACCGGATGGACGGCACGGGCGGCAAGCAAGACGCCATGCAGGACCATGGCCGCTGGTGGGCGCTCAAAGACGCAAACGACGCCCGCGCGATGGCGTGGAATTGCTACGACTTGCTATACGCGACGCACACGACCCGCAACGCGCGGGACGCTCTACACACGGGGTTGTACGAGGGCGAGCCGCCCCTGTGGTTGGGCTCGCTGGTGCCGGGCTCGCCGCTGCTGTACCAGGCGTCCAGCACCATGGACGGCTACACGAAGGCGCGCGCGAACCTGATTCGCCGCTGCGTCGACACGGGCGTCTCGATGATCGCAAAGAACATCATCGAGATCCGATGCGTGACCGACGGTGGCGCTTGGGGGCTGCAGAAGAAGGCGCGCCAGCGGACGAAATTCATCAACGGCTCACTTCGCGAGATGGACTTTCACACCGCCCAGCAGCGGGGAGTCGTTGACGGAATGCTGACCCGCACCGGCGGAATGATCAAGCCGTGGATCGATTGGGAAAATCAGCGAATCGTGTGTGGTCGCATCCACCCGAGCAACTTCGTATGGAACGAGGGCGAGGGACAACGGCTTCGCACCCTGTACGAAAATACTCCCTGGTCGCGGAGTGAGCTGGTTGCGCGCTTTCCGAAGATGAAAGATGAAATTCTGGACGCGCCCCAGAGCGCGCGTCCTGTGAATCAGGCGTATCGGCGCCTTCAGGAGAACGAAACGCTTGCCGACATGGTGGACGTGTTGGAAGCCACACATCTCGGGACGGGCGACAAGAACCCCGGCCGCAAGATGGTGCTGCTCAAGAACTGCATCCTCGACGATGACGACGAGTGGACGCTGCAGAACTTCGGTTACGCGCGTTTCTGCTGGGACGACGCCGACAAGGGCTGGCAGTGCAAGCCCGCGAGCGACACGCTCATCGGATATCACTACCAGATTGGGCGCCTCATGCGGAAGATCGACCGGGGGCAGTCGCTCGCGTGCGTGCCGCGCGTGTGGATCGAGCAGGGCTCCGAGGTGTCCGAAGACGAGCTTACCAACGAGATGGGCGGCGTTGGGCACTACCGGGGAACGGCGCCGCAGATTGCAACCGCGTCGGCGTTCCCTCCCGAGGTGTACCACTATCTCGACTGGTTGTTTGAACAGGGGATGGCGGACATCGGCTTCAACCAGATGCAATCGCAGGGGCTCAAGCCGCCCGGCATCGACGCTGCTGTCGCGATTCGCGAGTACAACGATACCGGAACGGCTCGCCAGATTCCCAAGGGCCAACGCCTAGAACGCCAGGCTGAGGACATGGGCGAGCTGATTATGTACCTGGGTAGCAAGCTGGCCGAGAAAGACTCGAGTTTCTCCATCAATGCCCTCGGCGCTGGCTCTTACGACCACGTGAAATGGTCCGAAGTCGAAGGCGATTCGCGCGACATCCGCGTGCACTCCAACCCAGTGAGCGCGCTTCCCTCGACGACGTCGGGCAAGATTCAGACCGTGACCGACCTCATCAAGGGCGGCCTACTCCCTCCGGAAGAGGTGCAGGGCGGTCTCGCGCTGAAGCTGCTCAACTTCCCCGACCTTGAAAAGGTCATCACGATGGAGACGGCGAATCGCGAGCTGGCCGAGATGCAGGTTGACCTCGCGCTCTACGAGGGGAAGTACCTAGCGCCAGAGCCCTACCAGTCGTCGGGTGGCCTGAAGCTGCTCAAGACGCTCGCTTGTCGTCAGTACTTCGTGGCGTTGGGGCTCACGGGCGTGCCAGAGCGAAACATGGACCTACTGCGGCGGCTGATGAATGAGGCCGACCAGCTCGACCAGCGGCTATCGGGTGCGGTCAGCATCGGGCAGCCAGTGGCGGCCCCTCCCCCTCCGGCCGGGCCGACGTTGGAACAATCTCCGATGGCCCCACCGATTGCCCCAATACCCGCGCCGCCCGGCGGAATGCCGATGCCGGCACCCCCCATGCAGGCACCAGGAGGGCCGCAATGAAGAGCCACGGTCTAGCGCGCCCGCTGATGCCGCCCTTCGCTGGCTGCTATCGCAAGATCACACCGACGCAGCCGCGCCCGCTGACCGACGAAGAGCGCGAGAACATCAGGGCCGCGCTCATCATGGAAACGATGGAGTTCGAGAGCGACCAACCACAGGAGTTCGCCGATGACTGATGAGGAACGAGCACAGTATGGTGGAGCCCAATCGTAATCCATCGCAAGTCCAGATGGGACGGCGTTTCTGATGGATAACTTTGTCAGCTTCACTCCCCTCTACGACTGGGACGGACTGCCGTTTTTCGTCGTCTACCACGGGAGGCTGTATGCCTAGGCGCGGACGTCCCAGCACCGACACCACGTCACGGCCCGCGACGCCTGAGTACCGCGTCGGGTACGTTGAGACGTTCGGCGAGCGCGACGAGCACCTGGGCAAGCGATACGAGCACACCCACGTAGTTGTGCGAACCGACCAAAAGACCGGACAGACCACCATCGAGAGGACCACAGATGCCTGACCCGACCCCAGAAGCCGCCCAAGCGACGACCGCGGCACCCGCGATCGAGACCGCAGCGCCGGTGAACCCGACGCCTGACGCCGCGACCACAACCGACACGACTGCTGCGGCGCTCCCCAAGGCGCCCCGCACGCCCAGTCGCGGGCAGCAGTCACCAGCATTCCCGCGCCCGCGCGGTCCCGCCGCTGCCCTAGAGCGCGCGAGGGTCGCGCTAGAAGCCGCCGAAGCGGCCAAGGTTGCGGAACCCGCGAAGCCCGCCGAAGTGGCGGAATCGGCCAAACCTGCGGATGTACCGGCCGCGGTTGAGTCTGCGAAAGCCACCGAAGAGAAGCCGGCCGAGCCCGCGAAAGAACCCGAGAAGCCAGCGGAGAAGCCTCCAGAACGCATTTCAAAGGGGCTCGCCATACTTGCGGCGCGCGAGGCGAAGCTGCGCGCGCGCGAGCAAGCCGTCAAGGAACAGATGGTGGAGCTGCAGACCAAGCAAGCGCAATCTACCACTGACCCCGACATGGTCTTGGTGAAGTCAGTCAAAGACGCACTCGCCAAGGGCGGCCGTGGTGCCGCGCTGAAGGTGCTTGGCATCGACCTGCGAACCGCCATCGAAGAGATGTCCCGCGACTACGTCGAGCCCACGCCCGAGGATATTGCGCGTCGGGTGGCGCAGGAAGAGCTTGAGCGCCGCATCAAGACGCTGGACGAACAGCAGAAGGCCGCGACCGCCAAGGCGGCAGAGGCCGAGCAGGTGCGCGTCCAGGTGGCTCGCACGGAGTATGCGCAGAAGGTCGGACATGAGTTCGTGTCGGCGGCCGATGAATTCCCCTACCTGGCGGCGAATGAGGTTCTCGACACCGACGTGATGCTCTATGCGGCCAAGGTCGAGGCCACGACCGGCAAGGCCCCAACGCCCATCGAAGCCCTGCGCGCGTACGAAAAGAAGCTCGCGGACGCAGCCACGAAGGCAGCCGCCGTGTTGGCCGCCAAGACAAAGGCCGCGCAACCTGCTACAATTCCCCCGAAGGTGGTGGTTCCCGCTCCCCTAGCGGCTCCCTCCACTACCACGAAGCCCAAGACTGACGAACCGGCAAAGCCACGAAGCCGGCCGGAGTCCCAGCCGATTCCCGAGGCTATGAAGTCGAGACGATTCGTCCCGGCTCACGAGCGCGCGAGGATGGCGATGGAATCCCTGAAAGTACACTAGACGACCTTACCGCCCCAACTAAGCGACAGCAGCAGCTACGGCGAAAGCAACGTGCCGGAGTGAGATAGACACACCATGAACAAAACCAACACTCTGGAGACACGCCATGACATTCGATCCAAATGCTGCAGCCGCAGTCCTCAAGCAGACCTATCCCAACGGCATCGTGCCCATCGACTACGCGCGGGCCAAGACGCTCGCGCTGCTGAAGAAAAGTAAGGGAACCGTCGTTTCCGGCCCATTCGGCGCCGGATTCGTGCAGCCCTTGAAGTACGGCAACCCGCAAGCCGGGTCCGCCACCTACGCCACTGGCTACGCACAGGCTGACACCGAGTCCAGCCGCTACCAACAGTGGTTCCTGACTCCGGGCGAGCTGTTCCAGTTCGCGCGAGTCAACGGCAAGCTTACCCGCATCAGCGAGGGCACTGGCTCCTTTGTGAACGCGATGGTGAGCGAGATCGAGAACGCCCGCAACGCGCTGACCAGGATGTGCGAAATCTTCCTGGGCGGCAACGGCTACGGCGCCCTCGGTCAGATCGACGCGACCGCGACCAGCGTGAGCACCACGACCTGCGTGCTGAAAGAGCCCTGGATGGCCCGCATGTTTGAGATCGGAATGTCGTTGGTGGCGTCGTCTTCATCGAGTGGCGATGGCTACAACGCACTTCGCGGGACTCCCACGGCGGTCAAGGTCACGAAGGTGGACGCGAGCGCTGGCACGATCACGCTGGCGACTGCGCCTGATTCGGCGTCGAGCTGGGCAGTGAGCGACTACCTGTACCGTGCGGGTGACCGGGCCAACACTGGCAGCGGCGCTGCCGCTCGGCTGGTTCCCTGTGGCTTCGGTGCCTTCATTCCGAAGACGGCCCCAACGGCCGGTCAGTTGCTCTTCACAGTCGACCAGTCGCTCAGCGTTCGCACCGGCGGAAATCGTCGCGATGCGAGCACCGGCGGCGGGAACATCGAAGAGGTGCTGCTCGACACGTCGGCCGATATCGACGCCCAGGGCGGCGTGACGACCCACTGTGTGCTCGGCACCAAGACCCACGCCAAGCTGGTCAAGTCGATGCTCAACAAGACGTACTTTGACGTCGAGGACATCGACGGGGCACCGCTGGGATTCCGCGGCGTACTGTTGGCGGGCGCATCGGGCGACATGCTCTGCTACTCCGACGGGGCCTTCCCCGAGGGCGTGGCGTGGCAGTTCAGCATCGACGACGTCGGCATCATCCACACCGGCAAGGACCTGATCACCCTGGAAGAGAAGGACGGCCTGCAGTTCCGCGAGGTCGCCGGCTCCGATGACTGGATGGCCCGTCTGGTCAGCTCGTGGCAGTTCTACTGCGACGCGCCTGGGCACGCTGGGGTCGCGTACAACCTGTAAGGCCCGGCACTTCACCGGGAAAAGGAAAATCAAATGAGCGTCATCTTCAATCGAATCTTCAGCCCTTGGAAGGGATGCAACCGAAGCGGGCTCGTCCACATGACGGGCTCCGTTCTGGTCGGCGCCTCTGGGGTCGTGACGTCATCTGACACACCGGGGTTCACCGTGACCAAGCAGTCGGCGGCGGGACGCTATCGCGTTCAGCTCGTTGCCGGCGATGGCACCACGGCGGCCTTCGGTGCTCAGGCGACCACGACCGCGGGGGTTGCCCAGGCTCCCTGGGCGATTCAGAACCCACAAGCAAACGTCGTCAGCTACATCGCTGATAGCGCCATGACGACGGACAGCGCGCTCTTCAGCGCTATCCGCAACTTCACCCCGCTCTCGGGGTGGTTCGATGTCCAGTTCTTCAAACTGGGTGCCGCGGGGACCGAGACGCACACGGACACCAACATCGAGGAGCACGGAAGCTTCTTCATCAGCTTCGACGTCAAGCTCAGCTCGGCCAGCCCGTAAGGTGATGCCATGGCGAGCACAGACGAACGCAGTGAGATGGAGGACAAGGTCAAGGAGTTCTTCGAGGCGGGCAAGAAGGGGGAGTATGGGGACGCGTGCGACGCCTTCGAGGACCTGTGCGCCTTGATGGACAACACCGAGTCGGACAATTCCGACGAGAAGGACGAAGGCGAGTCCGAGTCAGGTAAGGCAACCGGGAAGCCCCTGGCGGCCTTGCTCATCAGCAAGAAGTAACGGAGGGACCGGGAGGCCAATAACCTCCCGGTCTTCACCGCATGTTTGAAAGCGTAACCCCACAGGCCATCATCGACGACGTCAACGCTCTGACCGACAACGACGGGTATTCGTTGGTCACGAGCGCGCAGCTCATCGGGTGGCTGAATTGCGAACTGACGTCGCTGTGGCTGACGATGATCCGCTGTAGCCGCGACGCTTTCACGAAGACGGCGGAGGGCAGGATCGTAACCGCTCCATCGATATCGATGACGGCAGCGGCCCCAACTGGGCTCGCCATCACGGACTTTCTCAGCATTCGCGGCGTCGACCTGAAGCTCGGCGAGGGCATGTACAAGAAGCTACGGCCATTCAACTTCGTGACCCGCGACCGCACCATCATGCTTAGCTACCGGGCCATCGGAGAGGACCTCTGGATATTGCCGCAGCAGCAGTCCACGCTCTACCCGATTCGGGTCTGGTACATGTACAAGGCGCCGACGGCGTCGGCATCGGCCCTCAGTACGGCGATGAGCATCCCGGCAAACGCCGACGACTACGTCAAGCAGGGCATGTGCGCGAAGTTCCGGATCCGACGGGACGAGGACCCGAGTTCTCACCTGCAGCAGCAGGCGCTGGCGCTCGAACAGATCAAGGCGTGGCTGATGTCCTCACGTGGAGACCAAGGCACTATCGCGGACGTTTCGGACGACTACTGGGCGGATCAGTGGTGACATGGGACAGAAGCGCAACTTCTATCTTCCGACGGTCGCCCGAACGAAGGATGAGGTAGTCAACCGTAACCTCGATTCGATCTTCGACACGTTCCGCCGACTCTCGCAAATCATCGGCGACATACTCGCCGGAAATCAGGCGCAGGACATGGACCGTAAGGTAGCGTCAGGCACGACCGACGCAACGCCCGGCGTCCTGATCGACAAGGTAGAATCCGACGGGACGCTCACCATCAGCGAGAACACCACGACGAAAAAGGTGGACTTCGTCGCCCGCGCTGGTTCGACCTCACAGACGGGGATCCTACAACTCAGCACCGCGATACCGACGCTCGATGACGGCACCGGAACTGCGGGCGCAGAAGGCAAGGCAGCCGATGGCGCGCACCAGCACCCCGACGGCCCAACGGTAGCGCTGACGAAGCGCTACTACCTGACCTCCACATCGTCCGACATTCTGCGCGACGGCTACAACGGCTACTTGCTGTCGCTGACGAATCCATTCGATGAAGCCCACGCCGTCGACCTCGACCCGCCTGGCTCCAGCCAAATTCTCAACTGGTTTGATTCTCCCGTAGGCGAACCCGGCTTGACCGTCTGGCCGAGCGGAATCGTAAAAGCCCACATCCGAGTACGGGTCAAAAATACACACGCTGGCCTGACGTACAATCTCTATCCCGGCGACGCCTCCATCGCTTACGAGAGGGTCCTTTACACTACTGCGGGAACCAACTATCAGGTGGCGCCCTACCCAGCCGGGCAGGTCGTGACCGATACCTACTCGACCGTCGAGATGGGCATCTACGTCATGCAACTGACGGGCAGCGCGGCGGTGCGGCTACGGGCCGACTTGATCTTGCAGGCGACGGGCAGCGGCTACATCACCGATGAGGTGCTGGAGCTGCGGATCGGTGGCGACAACGCCAGCTACTTCGATACGCTTTTCACTCCGTCGAGCGGTGGCCCGACCGTCCACAACGACCTGACGGGGCGCGGGTATGGCCCCGACAACGCGACCGACTGCCACCCGATGGCGAGCATCACGGCGGGCTGGTTGCAGACGCCGACGAGCCAGCGCGCGGTGGTGGGCGGGTTGCTTGCCCTAGCGTCATCCAGCCCGCCGGTTACGAGCAATGTCGTTACCGTGGTCGGCGTTGGGCCGTTGGTCGGGATTGAAACGACCGGTAAGAACAACGGCGACGAACTGACGCTGTTCTTTCTTTCCGCCATGACGGTGACGAACAACGGAACGACCGGGGACGCCGCCTACGCGCCTATCGCCTTTGGTACGATGGGGCTCGGGACTCCACTGCAGGACGTGGCGATGACTCAATACAGTTGTTTGAAGATCGGTTGGCACGACGGCGTCTGGCGCCCCGTCGCTCCCTGGTTCATCTGTGAGGCAACATGAAACGACTTCGCACATTCCTGCTCGCTGTCTTGGTCTTCGGCGTCGGCTACGGCGCGAC